CAACCACCAGGACCTTGGAATGCGTGACTGTAGAGTTTCACGAACGGCAGGTCTTCACCATTCGGAGCAGGCAGGAAACGGATAACTGCATAACCGTTGCCGCTCTTATCACATTCCAGTTTCCACACACGTTCATCGCCAGAGGATGAACCATTATTATTCATTTTTTCAACTTCTTTGACCAGTTTGGCGGTCAGAGAACCAAGCTTAGATTGCTTCTTAAGGTCTGCGAAAGACATTTGGATTACCTCGGATTAATTGGATTCGGGGGATTACTCGGATAGTATAGCAAAGATTGGATCAGGCGTCAATGTAGGTTTTCAATGCCTCGATCGTTTGATTCATACTATTGAATAATACCGTCATGTCAGTTTCGGGAGCAAATCCCATCAACTGAACTGACTTGCGTAGATTCTCTTTCATCTCAACCGCTTCTGGGTCATCTGAAAGAGAAAGTCTAGTATACATCACACGTTGCTTTTCTAGCAACTCAGTCATCTTGTCAATGTGATCTAACTTCTCTTCTTTAGACATTCCACCAAAGGTGAAAATACTTCCGTAGATTGATTCTTGCAGTCTGTTAATCTCTTTCAGTTCTTCCTGGATAATATCAGAATTAAAAAAATTACTCATTTACAATTGACCGTAGAATATCTTTAAAGTTAGATACATCAATATTTAGGAATGGAGAATATTTTTTCAGTTTCAAACTGACGGTTTCCCACACAGGGTCGTCAAGCTGCTTATCAAACTTATTCCCGAACAGGAATATTTTATGGTATATCACTAGGGTTTCAAGTGAAATTGTCCCGCTCAGGAACTTTTTTAGAACGGGTGGATGACCTTTCGAACAGTTGAAAACATCGTCTAATTTGTTCTCCGAGAACAATTCGTTGCTTTGTTCTTTGAACAAGTAGGTCAAACTCTGTTGTCGTTTCGTCCATTCGGCGTAGTTTCTTTCGCCAGAATTTATAATTTCCCCAATCCATAAGTTCTGTGGGTTATCGGTGGCAGTGAAATTGGATACAAGAAAATCTACGACTTCCTTATCACTATATTTACGCGAAGTTTTTTCAAACCAATACTTATCCTTCCTCTTATTAAAAGAGGTTACACTTGCACGGGTCTTAGCACCGTACTTGAAAAAATCATATTTTGGATTAGTAAAATGATTTTTCAGTGAAAGATAATGTTGGTAGGTTTCAAAGGGGCTCACTTTCAGCATCGACTAATTCAAGATCTTCAATACAATCAACTGTAACCTCATGCTCTGCAATACGATACCAGTGCTTATGTACGCCAAGAGTATCCTGGTAAAAACCAAGATACTCTAGGTCATCACATTTATTTTCACGCAACCATGCTTGTAGGCGATGGTGCATTAATTCATCACGGGAAATCATAGAGGAAGTTTCGCTCTTGAGGTTCTCTTCATAAAGTTGAGACGTGTTGCATCCCACTTAAGACGCTCTTTCAAAGGTTTTGAAATGAGCTTCGTTACTGATTCTACCTCAAGACTATTGATTTCGCAATAGTGACAGATTGCATCGATGTAGTTAAAGTTTTCTTCTGCTACAATCTTTTCAATCTCAAGAGCAAACTTCGAAGGTGTTAAAAATTTATTTTCGATAGCTTGTTCTAGTTCTTTATTCGGTTCCATAGAGCTCCAGTTTATCTCTAACAAACTTTCCAATGTACTCGGTAAGCAGTTTGATGTATTTTGATTTGTCTCGTTCTTCATAGACGACGCATTCTCCATTTTCACAAGCCATGATAATTACAAGTTTTTTGACTGAGATTCCAGTCAGTTCGTACAGCATACAACCATATGCCATGCACTGTACAAAATAGTGTTCGATCCACTCTCGTGGTTTTGGTTTTTTAGAAGTCTTAAAGTCAATTATCGCTAACTCACCGTCATATTCTGCAATGCAATCGACGGTTCCAGCAATCCCCAACACTTTACTATATAGGGACCCTTCAAGGGCGTAGATATTATTTATGCGATTTAGATCTCGTTTTGCAATCTTAAAAAGAAAATCAGATATTGGTTGCACTTTTGGAAGTTCATCATTCAGGAGATGATGCTCCACCAAGGTATGCATATCCGTACCACGACTTGTTGCTGCTTTGGTAATACGGTCTGCCTCTTCATCACCAACTTTCTTACGCCATTTGACAAAAATTTCTTTGTTAAAATGACTGGTAACCGAAGTAATGGAAACCAGTCTTAACAGTTCTTCTTCATCTGGTACTGAATAATAACGAACACCATCTATAGTCTCCCTTTGAAGTTGTGGGAGATTCAATTCAACATGTTTAAACATCAAAAACCAGCTTCCATTTTAGCAACAATGTACTCCTTAACAAGACCAGAACGGACAATATCATCAACATCAAATTCAATTAAATCAAAAGATGGCATTGCTCGTAGGATCTTCATAAAATCAATAATACCGTTACGCTCATTTGTTTTTTGCAAGTCAGACTGTGTAGCATCACCGCAGAAACAAATTTTCGTATTTTCACCAACACGTGTAATTATACTATCTAATTCATGAAAATTCAAGTTTTGGAATTCATCAACAATTACGATAGCATTATCAAGAGTAGTGCCACGAAGGAATGAGGTGGACCAGAACTTGATAGTTTCTTGAGACTTGAGATTGCCATACAGCATCTCAAAGTCTGCATCAGAAGGCATCTGGAACATATACTTCACCATATTCTTATATGGGATTTGGTAGATGTCTGCCTTGTCATCATGGTCTCCAGGGAGAAAACCAATCTCACGAGTTGCTACAAGAGAACGAACAAGATAAACTCTTTCGTATGGAGTTTTTTCATCTAGAACATCACATAATGCATTGTAAAGTGTGATGAAAGTTTTACCTGTTCCAGCACACCCATATGCGACAAGATGTTTACCCTCAGAATATGATTCAAATAGACGTTTTTGATTTTCCGTAAGCGGTTCAACGTCCACCAAGTACTCTGAACTCAGAGGTTTTCTCCTCTTCATCTGCTTTGCCGTGAGTCCAACCCCGATTGGTTGCTCTGCAGATGCTCTTTTTCTTCTTGCCATAGTTGATTAGATTTTTTTGACTATTGACCCAGGCATTTTCTGGGCACGACTCAACACTTCATTCCAACCAGGATTTCTGGAGATTAGTTTATTCTTCCATTCTCCGACTTCTCCTGGACTTGCACATCCCTGACTCCAGTCTTTATCCCAATCTGGATTGTCCTTTCTCCACTGCTCATAATTTGCAATGGTCATGCAAAGTTCTTGTGTTTCACCAGTCTTAAGATTGACTACTGGATATATCGGCATTGTTATAAATTCAAGATAATTTATTTAGACCCACTCAAGGGCTTCTGCTACTGCAGGGAACTGTTCTTTGAAGACATCTTTACATGCAAGTGCAATGTCCATGTGCTCTTTTTGAGTTCCGTTTTTTTCTCTGAGTTGAATGTAATGAATCCAACTACGGCAGGAACCACTCATATAGATGCGTGTAGGGGTCGCCAGAGGCAGTACAAACCTTGCACACTCCTTTGCCACATCATGCTTCAGAAGTTCCTTGTAGAGGCGCATAGACTCCGCAAAATGCTCTTGAATCTTGCCCTGCAATTGCAGTTTCTCATATTCACCAATGTCATCAATCGAGTTCTGACGATTCTTGGTATCTTGACGCCTCAGTTCTGGAACAGGGATGTAATCACTCAGAAGTGAAGAATCAGCATAACGCTGAGAAAATTCTTGATATGTAAAAGAACGGTGCCGAAGAATTTGAGCTGCGATACCACGGGTAGTCTCAATCTCCAGAGTCATAAAACTCTGTTCAAATACAGACCAATGATTGTGTTTGATGCAATATGCAAGGAGTTTTGCATAGTTGGGATTTTCTTGATTGCTTGGATTGGAGACACGGGCAACGTATGCCATTGTCTGTTCAGCATCAGGAGTAACCGATACAAGTTTTACGCTCATTTCTTACCAAATCCTTTTTTCTCAATTGACTCTATGTCTGCAAGTTGCTTTCTTAGTTCTCGCAGTTGATTTTTCATCTCTCTAATCTTTTCACTAGTGTAGAGATGATCCTGTTCTACCAAACGCTCTAAAAGTTTGATGAGCTTTTTAGATCTACTAACCATTAGTCTGGGTATCCATCGTCGTCATCGAAGATTTCATCGTAATCATGTAATGTTGGATCTTTGTATTCCAAATAACTCTGAGTATCGGAATACACTTCTGCTTTGAGAGAATCAACCAACAGTTCAAGATTACGGACGATGAGTTTTAGTTTGTCTTTGTCCATAAGATACTATTCTCTCAACTCATTTTACACAAAAAAAGAGGGGGTGTCAATCCCCCTCAAATTTAAATATTTTATCAAACCATTCGTCCAGATGGACTAGGTAACATGACCAATAGTTGCAACCTCTATAAGTTAACTGATAACAGGCAGGTGGTCTGTTATCTTTATCCATATCATCATAATGATATGTGTAATTTTGCATTACTTACTCAGCAATAGTACTTCTGCATAAATTAGAAGCATGAATGCTGTTGATCCGCCGACAATGCCAGCAATCAAAGCAATCACTTTTTCCCTACCTGGCAGTGACCCGCCATGCAAAGAACTGCTTTGTGACGCTTTTCTTCTTTTTGCTTCTGCTCTTTAATGAGTTGAAGGAAATTGAGTTTCTGCATCACTTGTCCTCCTTGACAAACTTAATGCCACGGTAGGCTTCGTTGTGCTGTTGAGGTTGCTGTTGTGCTTGTCTTTGCTCACGACGCTCTACAGTGTCGTAAGATTGACCACGATAAACGACTTTAGACATGGTTTTACTCCAAAGAAATGAGACGGTTAAATCCCGTTCCTTCGGGCGGCGTTTGCGTTCGCTATTTGCGAATAGCGAATGAACGATCCGTTCCGCGTCGTCCTACTTGCGTCCTACTGTTCTACCTCTGGGAAACAGGCGGGATCGGTCCCGTCAGCATACCTGGCAATAAACTCTATCTTTTTCCATACGGAAAGAGATTCAGTTTTCATTGTCCTTTCAGATAACCATTCAAACTGCTCACAAGTGAGAAGCATTTTTGGTTCTGGTTGGGATAGTGCCAGCAGTAAAGGTAAAATCATAGGATGAACGTAAGGGTATTATACCCCTGATGCGATTATTTATCAAGGGAGTTTTGTAAAATGTGATACAAAACCTTACAGACTCAAAATTTTGCCGGGAAATTTTCCGACGATTATGGAAATTACTTCTTCTTTTTGGTTTTGACTACGTTACCCCACATCTTGGGGTTAGTCTTACCTTCTGTCCATTTCATTCCTCTAAAATCACGATACTTATCCCAATACTGATCAAAGATATCAGACTGGAGACCTTGGACAATATCATACTTTTGCTGGTCATTTTCACCATAAGTTACAAGATAAGAGTCTCTCGGTAAAGAACTATCATTTGCAAGAGATGGGTCACAGTCTACATGAATAATGTTAATGCCTTTTCCCATCAGGAACGATTCCCCCACTGGATATCAGAATATGCTTCTGCAACAATTTCTTTAGTTAGATTATACTTATCACCCAGTTTCTTGTCTTTTACAAGGCAAAGAATTTCTGCTTCTAAAGGATGCAGACCTTGGAGAAGATTAATGAACATGGTTTCTCTACGAAGGTTAGTTAAACCATCGTTACCACCTTTGATGAAATGATAAAAGTTTTTACACTCTCTACGAATAGTGGTTCTACCTTGACGATCAGCACTGCCAATGGAGAATGATCCAGTCTCATGCATCCTACGGATCTCATCATTCATCTTGGTGTTCATGCTTCCACTGTTGGAAACTTGATCATCAAAATCAGCATAAGGAACTTCACCAGGTGGGAGCATTGAAATAACACTCTCATCGAAGTTCCAGATAAAAAGCATCTTCAAAGAAACATCTTCATACTTTTTAAGTGCTTCTACTTTTTTAGCCTTCGTTCTCTGTTTTGATACAACATCAAGAACTTCAAATGCTAAAGGATTTCTAGGAAGATCAGGAAGTGCAACGGTTTTAGTTGTTTTGGGTGCCGTTGTTTTAGTACTACTCGTCTTCTTCGTTGTTGCTGTCTTCTTCGTTGTAGTCATAATAGTTATCAAAGTTAAATGCAATCACCTCATCTGGAATCAGGTTACCCTGGTTATCAAACATTTCGGGGTGAGGTCTTGGGATTTCCCGATAGTTCATCATGTATTCTCTAGCCACCCAACCTGCCATTACTCCCACTATTAGAAACAATACAGTTAGAAAAGAACCGAAAACTAAACTAATTGCGAGCATTTCTTTTACCTCGGGAAACTACTTTTCTTTTCCTTGATTTAAAGGAAAATTCGAAATAGATGGTTACTTCCCGATTTAGAAAGCAAACCATCTTCTCGAAGATGACGTGGAACGGTTGGGTCTGCTTTCCTTTACCTCCATTAAGAATGAGTTCAAATCCGCGATTAACGCGGTGCTTATCGTTATTTATGTTCTTTTTAGATAAGTTGCTGTTCTCTGAGGAATTTGATTGTGTCAACGGATCCTCCTAATTTTTTTTCATCACAGATTACCTGTGGGAAAGTAGATCCCTCCCCAAACTCGGCATAGAACTCTTCCTTGGTAAAGTTCTCACCAAGAGTATAAACCACATGATCACTACCTGTCAACTCCATTACT